TGTCACATTGAGGATCCTTTAATTTTAATATTTGTGGGAGATGGGACAACCAAAGCAATTTTCAGAAAAAAAATAGAGGCAAAAAATTAAAAATAGGAGGGTATAACATGGATAAAATAATTGAGTTAGCACAGATGCTTTTTGCAGAATTGGAAGCAGGGGGCTTTGACACCAAGACGGAAAACAAGGGGCAACGTACAATACACGTTTTTTCCTATGATGATGGTTATATGCAGATTGATTGTGGCAGCAATGGTAACATAACCGTGTTTGGAGATGGAGAAATAGATGCGAATGGTAAAAAAGTTGAGGAGGGATAAAGTGAAACCAGAAAAACAGCCTATAACGGCTCTTGAAACAATAAACGTAATGAAGGAACTACACAACTTAATGGTTAAAAATGGCAGCTCTAAAGATGATATAGCAACTGTAGATAAGGTAGTTTTAGCAGCTTTAGGTGCTCCAACTTTAGCAGAAGTAATATAAAACAGCTACTACTGTATGTATGCAAACAAATAGAAGGGAGAAGAGAATATTGCAATCAGTACAATTGGTACGAAAGCCAAACAAATATGAAAGATATTTATTAAGAAAAGAAGGGCATAATCCTAAATATTTTCTTAGGGTTTATAAAGATGCCGAGAGTTGTATGTTTGTTGAGGTGATGACGGGTAAAATTTTAACACTAAGGAGGTAAAGGCTATGGAAGAAGAAGAACTGGAAAAATATCAGCAAGAGGTAGTTAAGT